TTATTTTTCATCTCCATTCATTACTGCGTTTCTCGAGTAATTAAGCCATTTTTTGGCTTTTTGTTTATTTCATTTCATTACTCTTTATTATGTTTAATTACATCTCATAGCAGCATATATTTAGTAAATAATTAGTACGTAATTTTTTATACTAATTGGCATTTATCAAACTTGCAAGCGAATTAATCTCTACAAGTTGCTGCTCACTTGGTCTCACACTTACGTAATTGTTCATAGTTGTAGTTATGTTTCCGTGTCCTAAAATATACTGTAAGGTTTTTGGTGGTAATCCCTGCATGTTCGTAGCAAATGTATGTCGACATATATGAGGTTCAAATTTTTGTATGGGATTATCAGGATTTGCATTATTAAATCGCCTGATACAATTTTGTAAGTATTCCTCGACATGAGACCTAACAATTGTTTTTCTGCTTCTAGTTGCCAGAAACACAAAGCCATCATACGCTTTGCCTTTTTCATCATAGCACACGGGTTCGATATCACCAATAATATAACGATTTTTCAATACCCTTTCAAAACATTCATATACGCCGTCAGTCATTGGAATATATCTTGTGCCGTTTACGGTTTTAGTCGGTAGCACAACATGTGTATGATTAATGCATTGCAGTTGCTTTTCGACGTGAATTAAACGATTTTCCATATCAATATTATCTAATGTAAGACCGCATAATTCTGAAGCTCTTAAACCAGTCCAAAACAATATGTATATCATATCATAACAATGAGCACTATGTGAATCCTTAGAACAAAAATCAAGGAATCGCTGCATATCCGGAATTGATATTGCTTCCATTTTCTTACTATCGCTTTTGTCTGTTATAATGCGTCTAAATGGATTTTTTGAGATGTAATCGTAGTCGACAGCATACTCGAATGACCTTTTTATAAGGCTAATTTGGGTTTGAATACTTGAGCCTTTATATTTTTTCTTCATATCAGTGAGCCATTCTTCGCAATGTTCTGGCTTAATCCTGCCTATTTCCATGTGACCTAGTCTATACTGCGTTAATGCTTTTATTGTCGTATTATGTCCAACTTTAGTATTATGAGTCAGTTCCTTCCTATTATATAAATGCGTAAGATATTTATCTATGACATCTAATAAAGTAAGTTTTGCACCATCAATGTCGATATTATTTTCTAACTGTACTTTTAATTCTGCCTCCTTTTCGCGTAAACTCTTTCCGGAACGTTTACCTTTCGGTAATTGATCCGTAGGTTCAAGTTTATAGGAGCTTACCACTCGTTCTTTTCCAAGAATATCCTTGTAATGATACTCGTACCTTTTCGTCTTTGGGTTGTAGTATTCATCAGTCCTCAACGTTTTTCTTGTAGGTTTGTTCTTTTTAGATGTAGTTTTATTTGCCATATTCTCAGCCCTCCATTAAAAAGTGCCTCGAATGAATACTAAATAATAATATCACATTCAGGGCACCTTGTCGATATTTTATATCTGCTCTACTTTGCTTATAAATTCTTCGAACGATTGTCGTTTTATTTTTATAGTCCGACCAATCATCAGATGATATTTACAATCGTAATCTTCACGAATTATATCTCTTATTCGATGCTGTCCTATACCAAATAAATCTGACGTTTCTTTTACTGACAATAAAAATTTATCATCCATACAATCACCTCCAGTCTTGAGGCAATCATAATCTTTTTACCAGTAACCTACGTACGGAAAAATTAAGAGGGAATGCTATTCACACGCCCCCTTAAATCACTATTATCCAATTGTTATCGTTTTTCCACCAGCATCATTATCCGTTTCCGTATACGGTATGGCATTAACCGTCACCTTGGATAAGGAATTATATCCTGTATCCGGAGCAACATTTTGAATTGCTGCGGAAGGAGTAACAGTCTTTGTCTGCGATTTCATTCCTTCGGTAGGAGACATGCCTCCCATAACGCCAAGAACCCGCACACCGGTGCGAATGTTTTTTGCTATGAGTTTCGCCTGTTCTCCAGATGGTATAGACACGTTTCCACTACCATTATGAAATCCAGCAGGAATAACGTATGTACCATTTGCAGTAGATATGCTACCTGTAACGGCTCCATTATTTTTCATGCTTCCTGTAACTTTGGAGCCTTTGACATATGCAGTTTTACCGGCAAGCATTTCAGCAGACGTTGCTGTACCATCTGATGAATTAACATCAAATGTGCATGTTCCAGAGATTTTAGCACCGCTTTTATCATGTGCCGTAGTGCCTGATAAAAGTTTTTCTTTGGATACCGTATCGCCGGTTAAATCGATAAGCGTCTGACCGCCATAAATGACTTTATTAATAGGAGTATCTGCCATGATTACTTATCCTCCTTAATAATATCATCTATGGATGGTGTCTTATTATACTTTGATGTGCTGATACCAAGTATAACGCCAAGAAATGCATCCGCAGCCGTTATTGTACCAACAATCTGTTCCCCGTATGGAAGTCCCCATATTGTCGCGATAGCATAGAAAAATGTACCAAATCCCGGAAGTAAGTATAATGCTATCCATTTGAGAATGTCGTATGTCTTATTACTCATCATTTTGACTGTCCTCCTTTCCAACAAATTTATGAATAGGCAGTCTATCTACTTCCTGCATAATACGCTTTGCTGAGCCATTACCACCTAACTTGGCATACGGCTCATATAAATAGACTCGCAAATTCTCATATTCATCCTGTGTTATGTATCCCCTATCTATATATTCAACACCAAGATACATGATTCTATCGTGGGCTAATCCCACAAGCATTTCTGTTTTTACATCTTTCTGTTCATTTCGACGTTGTAAATACGTCCATAGACCAGATGAAGCAAGAACTGAACTGAAAACTGTTAAAACTACTTGAATCCAAGATTCCAATGAATATACCTTCTTTCTTTTAATCTTTAAATTGTACATCAGTTATAGCAATAGAATATTTTTGAGTTGTACCCGTAGGACTCATTATTGTAGATACGGTTAAAGTGTCATACTTTTCTGTGCACTTTGAATAGTCGACAGTGATTGTTTTGGAAGTTAATGAGGAGTCTTTTGTATCATCGCTAGTGTATAAGGGCCCAGCATATGATGAACTCAGACATGCACCCTCCAAAACCGCCTGAGAAAGTGTAAACTTATATGTTATACTTTTTATATTATTCGGGTAATAAAATGGTATACGGCAATAAACCGGATCATCAGTTGATATATAACCGTGTATATCAGTAGCTAATAGCATTTTCTTTACTACAACTCTGTAACCATCGCCAAAATCTGTAATGTAATAATTTCCACCATAACCACGCCCAGCATATTCTACAAAATGGTCCACATATGACTGTGCTGAAGCAAATGTATATATTACGCCCGACTGCATCGTTATCGATTTTGGATGCATGTGAATGAATGAACCGCTTCCACCGAAAGACAGATATAAAAGACTTTCGTTATGTTGGCGATTATTCTCGTATACAGTATGCGTTTCAATAGTAAATTCACGCTTAAGGTTCGCCGATGAAAAGGCAACCGAACCATCTTCCCACGATTCATTATAATCTTCAGAAGACCAGTCTATACCACAACTCGTGGTATACTCATTTGCTTCCGCATAAAAAGTTATTGATTTTATTTTGCTTCCATCAACATATATGCATAAAGAAGCGCTGCCAGTACGTTTTTCTGCGTATGATGTCTTTTTCTGTCCTACACGGGCATCTATTGATAACCTTTTAGCGACCTCATATGCATACTCTTTTTCAGTCATACCGGACGCCCCCCCGGCAGTTGCAGTTCCGATAATTTTCGCTCCACTTTTATCGTGTGCGGTATATCCCGAAAGGAGAGTTTCCTTGGTTACTGTATCTGTGGTTAAGTCTATCAGTGTTTTACCACCATAGACGATTTTATTGGCGTTCTTGTTTGCTGCCATTTTGAACTTCTCCTTTCAGAATTACCGGTATACAACGGTTAACCCACTATAGTCAAATGCCGAATCGCCTCCGGACGGATTTGAATCGGTTTCACCATCATCTTTTGCATATCTGCAAATTGTAATCGTAACATTTTTTCCGGAAATATTAATATTCATATCAATGTCGCAAGGTCTATCAGAATAGCTCCGTGTATGTTCGACTCCTGCAAATAGTATTTCGTTTGCCTCCGGAACCGTAAATGTCTTAGTATACACACCGCTTGGAGCCGGGTTGGATGCTCCCGCCCAAAACCATACAACATCATAATCCTTCAGTATCTTAGTCTTGCATCCGGCTCCGTAACCAACAGAATATCCCTGCTTGTAGCTTGCACTGTTGGTATTGACTCGTGCATCAGCAGCTGTTACTCCGTAACCATATTGCACACCTGCCATTAGTCGGACATTATCAGACATAGTCTTAAAGGATGCATCCGAAGCTGTCGCCTTGCCCTTATCAGTGATAGCTTTGGCGACGAGAGATTTGCCATCACTGACAGATTTTTTTACGGATGTCATTTCCGTCTGTAGAGAACTTACACTATTTTGAAGTTCGATTATACGATTGGCAAGTTTACCAGCTGTGTCGCCATCCAAAATATCCTTTATCTGAATGAACCAGTTATTGAACTCCTCCGTGAAGGACTGTAAAAGATTATCAGCACTTTTTGTCTCATTACTATAAAACTCGTTCCACTGGTCTTCCCATTTGGCTATAAGTGCATCTATATCCATTTTTTCCAATGGAGCTGTGACAAATGGACATTCGGATGTTCCAACACAGTTTGTTATGTTCGACTGACGTATTGATGTAACGCCGGCTCTTACATATACGTATGCAAGCGGATACTGCCATCTGTCATTAGTCTTTATCATTGTTGGCTTAGCTGGGGTTGATGCTGGTGTGCCTTTGACTATTTTGATAGTATTGGCACGTACGGATTCTCTCGAATCCACTTCAAGAACTACTGCATCATACCGATTCAAAAGGACTTCTGACTGAGGCACTGTAATCGGCAGCAACGCATCATTTAACGTCCATGTATGATTGAACCATGCTCTGCCGATTCCGACATTAACAATCATATCCTCAGATTCCTTAACAATTAATGCAGTACCAACATGCTGCAAGACACCGTCACGTATAACACCATCAAATATACTTGACATTTGGATAGCATTGTACTTCCGGTCACCATCTTTAGAATTATAAAATCCATAAGTAACACTCACTTAATTCACTCTCCTTCATTATGCTATTGCGGCAGTTGTACCACCATATGGATTACGATTTTCCACATATGGTATAGCTTTAATTATGACTTTAGAAATATATTCGTATCCGTTATCAGGAACAATCGTCTGCTCAACCTGCGACGGGGTCACCGTCTTAATTTGCGCTTTGATATCATATTTATCTTCAACACTTCTGAATGACGAATGCACAAAAGAACCAGTGCTATCACCTATTGTAGCGGTTCTACCGCCTTCAACATTTTCGATTAATGTGTAAGGAATAGGTTTAACTATAATCTTCTCGAGATACTTGCAGCCTTTATCCGGCACTATTATCTGTTCATCAATCGTAGGCGTAACAGTTTTGGTCTGTATCTTAATGTTATATGAGTCAGATGTGCTTTTGAAGGTCGGATACACTGATACTCCATTTTCATCTTCAGATATAACCACCTCAAGAATGCGGGTTCTTGTTTCGTGACCGTATTCATTAGCGACCTGTACTATATCACCATTAAAGAAATCTTTTCCGTATTGAAACATTATGGTGGTCTCAGTTTCGCCTTCAAAGGAAGTTATTCTCGTATTCTCAGCAAGTTTTTCTTTTCCGCGCTGTTGTAACTGGGAAATATATTCAGCATCGCTGAGCTTTTTATTGTCTCCAACATCCGATGAGATATCTCTCGCGTCCGTAAACAATTCCCTACGTTCCAGACCGACTCCACTACCAAATGTAGTGTAACGTCGTTCCGCACCTTCACCTTCTCCGCCAATTAAAGTGATATTTTTTAATGCTGCCTTGGATTCGATGTAGTTACTGTTTATTATATTTTCAAACTTTGGAGAAAATAGAACATATGGGACGTCGTTCTGTTCATAAGACCGGTCAGTACCGTTATATAGCTTAAAGACAAACTGATTAGAATCGTTTATGGTTATTTTGAAACCGATGTTATTTTCCTCGCATATCTTTTGAATCACCTCATACAGATTATCGCCCGTATATTGTGCTTCTATCTTAAGGCTCGTTATGTATTTATCTGTGGATTCTTCAAATATGAAATTACTTACTTTACGATTAGGGTCGGTTGGTGATATGACATTCTCGTTAAGTAATATTTTTATTCCATTTTGAAGATTGCCGCTTATAGTCTTCTGCCCCCAGATAATACGCCGGTCAAGAATGGATTCCAAAGAACGTCCGGTCACGGTTATATGATTTCCTTCTTCAACATCCGATGTAATCTGGATTTTCTCAATAATCATAACGTGATCTGATGATTTATTCCTTATGTAATAATCCTGTCGTATGTAATCGAACATACCGGTCTGCACAGATGTATATAATTCGAAGTCGCCGTATGCATAATACCTGTCAGTCCATATGAATGATTCATAAGTATCAATAAGCCGAACAGCTTCAAGTTTGGTATTAAGAACCGTCAATTCCATTCTTTATACCCCCTCATATATTATGTGGTTTTCTATCTTGAATTGAAGATTAGAACTCCCCGTCTCAGCAACATATGCAAAGATGTTGTCTCCCTTGGATAACTGGAACCAATCCGAATCATTATCCAGGCAGTTTAAAATATTTGTATTTTTACCGGCTCTTTGTAATGTTATTGACTTTTTACCTTTTTCTGTACAAATTATAATGTCATCACCAGTTGTTAAGCCCGAACCAGTAAACTTCTTGAGCTTGTCCGTGTCAATGCGCATTAATTCTCTTGTGCCGGTATTATATATAGTAATGTTGCTTGCTTCCCCAACCGCATGTATTGTTATTGTGACACCAACTTCCGCATCACCATCATATATTACGGTTTGTTCGGTTTGATTCCTAATCTCACCCATATCAAGCAATCTTAAGTTCATTGATTCGTTACTGAACGGAAATTCAAACATCGGCTCTATTCCATAGAATATGGTCGTGTTAATATCCTTTGAATAAAAAAAAGGATTCGGACATATAATTGAAATGTCAGAACCTTCACTTTGACTGAATATTGAGGGGTCATTTGACTCAACATACCCATCAATCAATGCCTTCCTATTATCGGTTTCTATCATTAGAGTTAATCTCTTCTTAATAGGAAAGTATTTATACGATATTTGCCGTAATTCTTCTATCGTATATTTATCTTCTAAAAACTTTAAAGATAACACGATATTACGACTTGATAATCTGGAGGAATTGAATAATCCTCCATCATTAGTCACCACTTCAGTGGTATTTATTGTTGCTTTTCCTGGTCCTAATCCAGTTATTGACTGGACTATGAAGCCGGATTCCTCCGGCCTCGATAGTTCCAATCTTATACTGTCACCAAGGTAATTTGTAATTGTTACTGCCTGAATCATGCCTTAACCGTCCTTTCCATTGCCGAGAACTGATTCTTTGTCTGTCTGTAAATCTCTGTTCTTGACAACGCCTTAGGTGAGTAGTTGTTCTGTGTAAAACTGTAAGTATTATTGTTACTTGCTTCTTTTACTTCATTTTGACTTTCGTACTTCATACGTCTCGTTGCATTAAGTTCGGCACCTATAGACAATGCCTGCGTACGATTAAATAAAGAGTTAATCTTATTGCCCTTAGCTTCTATTGATGATAAGTCAAGTACCGGTCGAATTGTCGGCTGTGTGTCTATATTGTCGTCTATTTCATCGGATATTTTTGCAATTGCTTTGCTTAATCCAAGTTTAGCTGATGTCGCTATTTCGGCACCAGCAGCATATGATTTGTCAGCATAATCAGAAATAGCATTGACGAATGCAATACCAAAGAAATCGCCTATCTGATAACCTACCTTAGATGGAGAATGCTCATCCAGTTCATGCCGTGCAGCATCCGCAGCACTTGCTGCCATTTCACGTGCGGCATCCTCTGCTAAATGTGAATTATCTTTTATTCCATTCACAAAGCCTTCAACAAGATATGCACTGGCTTCATAGAATGAACTTTGTGCTTCTTTAATCTTGTTTACAGCCGTGTTTGTTATTCCTGAAATAGCCGTAGACAATTCTTCATCCTTGGATTTTAAACCGCCGATAAAATAAATCATACAGTCCTTACCAGCATCGTTGAAATTCTGATACTTATCTCTGATCAAACTCAGTATCTTATCTAACGCTGTCGATATAACCGACTCCAACATGTAGTTCTTCTGACGTATTCCTGAAATAAACTTAGTCATCGTCATGTCACCAGCTGTAACAAATGACGATTGTTTCTCATCAATCTTTGATATTACTGAACTAAGCATACTTTCGAAAGTGTCAATCAAATACTGTTTACGGTTGCCTACCGCATTTGTAAACATCGTCACCAATGTTGTAGCTGTTTGAGTTATTCTATCGCCAGAACTTGTAAAAGCATCTATAAAAGTATCTATTCCACTCTTTCCAAGTTCACCAAGTGATTTTGCAAAGTTGCTCATTTTACTTGTATCTACATCACCCATATTTTTACTCAGATTCACCAAGCGGTTTAATTCAGATATAGCAATTGATAATCGTCCAGTATCTATATTTGATATAGTATCGTAAAATGTCGCAAATTTTTCTCCAAATGACTTTATGTCTTTTCCGAAATCTTCCAAGGTCTGGTCATCAGAGAACCATCCGCCTTCTTTCGGTAAACTCTTTTGAAGTTCAACGATTGACTGTGCAGCATTCGATGTCGTTGTTACAATATCTGGTTTAACATTCTTTACACTTTCGGAATATTTTGCAAAGCTGTCCCCAAATGATACCAAACCAAGTCCAAATGTTTTCATGTCATTATCGCCTGTGAACCAACTTACAAGTCCTCCCGTATTTGGAATTGTGTTAGCAAGCTCGACCAAAGATTTACCGGCCGTAGCTGAATTTGTAATAGCCATTGAATCTATACCGATAATAGCTTCTGAATATGCTTTCATAGCTTCACCGAACGGGACAAGCTTTTCTCCGAAAGTATCTATGTCGTTATTTCCAGCAAAGAATCCGACAACACCACCTGTATTCGGAACTGTATCAGCAAGCTCAACTAATGCTTTACCGGCTATTGCAGAATTAACAATTGCATCCGCTTCCAAGCCGCGTACTGCGTCACCAAAAGCTTTCATAGCTTCACCGAATGGGACAAGCTGCTTTCCAAACTCACCCATATCATTTTCACCGACAAAGAATCCGACAACACCACCTGAATTAGGAATTGTTGTTGCCATTTCGGCCATGGCTTTACCTGCAATTGCCGCCTCATTAACAGCATTTGCATCTAGTCCGGCAATCACATTTCCGAACTGTTTCATAGCTTCGCCAAATGGGACAAGCTGCTTTCCAAAGACTGTCATGTCGTTTTCTCCTGCGAAGAAAGACACTAATCCACCCGTATTTGGAATTGTGGCTGCCATTTCAGCTAATGTTTTACCGGCTATTGCTGCATTTGCAACGATTTCTCCGTCCATATTCCCTATAGCCAATGAAAAATCTTTCATAGCTTTACCGAAAGGTACAAGTTCCTCTCCAAACTTAGATAAAGATGAGCCTCCGGTAAACCAAGATGTCAATCCTTGTAAAATATCAGCCGCGGTAAGAACAAGAATAGTTTCAGCAAGAGCTTTAACTCCATCCATCATAGACGGCTTTATCATATTCGCGCCAGCAATAAATGGCGTGATATTAACCATGAAAGCTGACAGATCCGCACCAACTTTAGGAAACTGACTCGATACTCCGGTCATGAATCCACCAACAATTCCGCCAACAAACTGACCTATTGCTGTTCCAACTCCCTGTAAGAGTTTCCCACCTTCTCCAATAAGCCAGGACAAACCAGGAAGCTGCGCCAATACTCCTACCGCTGCTAATACAATAGCCATTTCTGCAATAACTGCGCCTACTCCAAGAATACCAACCATTGCTTCCGGAATAAGCGCCGCTACTGCGCTTAATGATATCATAATCGCAGATAATAACCCGATTCCAGCAATTCCTTTCACCAAGGCACTTGTATCAATTCCACCCAGTGCATCGACAATCCCGGTGAAGAATGCCATAAGAACATCGATTCCAGCTTTAATCAGTAATGGTAAATTATTAGAGATACCTTCCAAAATTTGTATAAGAAATTCCAATACTAAATCTACAATTTGAGGCGTATATGTAACGAGAGCTGCTAATACACCAACCACCAATTGTAAAGCTCCATCTGCTATTTGTGGAACGCATGTTACCAGAACATCAAGCAGAGTTACGATTATTGCTTTTACAGCTTCTCCAATGGCCGGAGCTGCGGCAGCAATAACCTTACATATTGCAATAATTCCAACCACAACTTTTGTGAGGACGACTGGAATTAAATTAGCGATGCCGGTGACAATAACAGTCAGTGCGGCTACAATTGCTGTGGCTCCAGCGGCACCTGCTGTTGCTAATGCTGTAAAGCCAATAGCAAGTGCTGAAAGCCCTGCGCCGGCTGCAAGTAAACCTGCTCCGATTGTAAGGACTCCAACCCCGATTAATGCGAATGCTCCTGATAATGCCAGAATAGTCGGAACTAATGGCGCAAGGACTGCTCCTGCTACACCTATAATTGTAAATGCACCGGCAATAGAAGTAAGTCCCTTTGCAATTGATTCCCAGGATAACGCTCCCAAAATACTTAACATAGGTGTAAGAACAGCTATGGCTGCTGATGCGACCAATAATGCCGCTGATCCGCCGAGTGTGCCCTTCATAAAGTTAAGTCCAATCGCCAACTCAGCTAAAGCGCCGCCCATAACGGTGAGCCCTTTACCAATCTCATCCCACTGCATACCTCCGAATTTGCTCATACAGTCTACAATGATTTCAAGCGCACCACCAACGATAATAAGCCCTGTCCCAAGGCCAATCATGTTCTTTGGCATCAGATTAACAGCAATAGCTACTTCAGCAAGTGCACCGCCCATAGCTGTTAGTCCCTTGCCAAGTTCATCCCACTGTAACTGACTGAAATCTTTTATAGCAGAAACAAAGATTTTCATTGCAGCACCGATAGCAATTAGGGCTATACCGGTAGACATAACATGTTTCGCATTTCCAGTCAAGTTCGTGAACATCGTAAGTTCAGCAAGCAATCCGCCAATTCCAGCCAACCCTTTTCCAATCTCGCTCCACTCCATCTGAGCAAAATCTTTACATACAGATGCCATAACCTTCATTGACGCTGCCATGATAACGATTCCTGTTGCGGTACTAATCATTTTCCCGTTGAATTTTGCAACTCTCAGGAACGCTGCAATCTCAGCGAACAAGACTCCTACTCCGGTTAAACCACGCCCAAGTTCATCCCACTGTAGTTTTGATAAATCTTTACATGCTGAAGCTAAAATTTTAATAGCAGCTCCAAATATAATTAAACTAGCAGCGCCTTTCATAATCTGCTTTTCACCACTTGACATAGCTTTGGACGATGCAACAATAATAGTACTAAGACCAGCGATTCCAACCAATCCTCTCGCAAGTTCTTCCCAATTAAGACACGAAACTTTCTTCAAAGCTCCTGCCAGAATAGATACTGCAACCGACATTGCGATCATCGAGGTACATGTTTTAAATACTTTTCCTGTATTACCGCTTATTTTATTAAAAATTGCCATTGCTCCGAGTAGGTTAGCAAAGAGAACTGTGATGGCTCCGAGAGAGGCTGACAGCTTATCGCTATCAATTAAAGAAATTGCAACTATAGAAACCGCAAGCAAAGCGATTGCTGAAGCAATTTTGAGCAACGTTCCAGCTTTAAGATTTGTCTGGTATGTCTCAAAGCAACCTCTAACACCATCAAGAATTCCCGTTACCCCCTCGAGAATACCGCTCAATCCTTCAAACGGTTCTGTTACACTCTTTAAAAATTTTGAAATGGAGAATGCGATTCCGCCAACAGCGATGCTGTTAAGAATGTCAAGGGCTCCACTAAAATCAGAATTCCCGATTTTCTTGGCAAACGTACTCATCATATTTCCAACCGCATCAGCAATTCCGCTACCTATAGCTTTAACTGCATTCCATAATGATTCTAGCACCTGTAAGAATTTGCATTTTTCCAATGCTTTTCCCATCGCCTCAAAAGCAACAACAACGCCACTCTTCATTTTTCCAGCGCCATCGCCAATCTGAGCCATACGATCATGTACTCTTTCGAGAAATGAATGAAACAATTCAAATCCGTGGAAATCAAATTTTGCTGCAACGGCTTCCCCAAATTCTTTGATTTTATTAACAGCTGTAGTGATTGCATTAACTATTACTTTGATAATTTCGACAACTGTAGAAATTGCTTTTCCGAAAATATCAGTTTTCTTAACCGTTTCATCAAGTTTAACAAGATAGTCTCCAAAGTTTCCTGTAAGTGCTAGTATTCCGTTTCCTGCTGGCATAAAAAGAGATATCGATTTGCCAATGCCGCTGGTAATAGCCTTAAATAGTTGTATACCTATATCTATAACCGCAAACGCACCTTTAAATGTACGTTTAAGATTATCTGCTGTGGATTCAGTAAGTACCATTTTGGAAGTGAACGATTCCAAGGCAACTATTAAATTATATAATTGTTCAGAAGTTGTTGGTGGAAATATTTCCCTAAAAGCTTCCTTAACCGGATTTACTACCGACATGATTGCATTAAACGAATTCCACAAAGAGTCTATCAGTAATTGACGACCGTTTTTCTTATCTAATGAATCAACAAGACCATATACGGACTTATTCGTCGTATCTGCAATTTCACCCATTGCTCGTAACTGCTGAATCTCGGCTTCGGTATAGCCCATATTTTCTATCTCAGAATCAGACAATTGTGATATTGCGGTTGAAAGAATGCTTGCTGATATTTCCCCAGTTGCAAAGCAGTCATAAAGTGCTTCAAGTCTATCTTCACCATAATCATATGAGTCTACTATCTCATCAATATCAACACCTGCTTCGGTTGCTACGGATGAAAGATGATCTTTCATAGCATCCGTTAGTTTTATATTCTCGATTTGAATTCCGGATAGCCTGTCCATAGATTTTCGCATCACATCTATTGAAACTGAACCGGAACTAAACACATTGTCCATCGAGCCATATGTGTTCAATAATTCATCTACATTATAGCCGGCTGACTCCATATCACTTTTTACTATATTGTAAAAATCATCAGTAGATGTTCCGGCGTCATTAATCTTCTTAGTAAGTTGTTCAAATTTAGAAGTAAGCGCTCCTTCTAATAACGCATTTCTGTTATTTGCTGATGTATTAATAATGTCACTAAATACATCGCTTATATTTGTTAATAAGCTCTTCGCTTCTTCGAAATCACCAACGATAAGTTCCCAGCTCTGGGTCCAGCCAGACTGAGCTGCTTCCTTTAATGTGTCAAATAATTGAGTAAATGTTTTTACTTTTGTAGCGGCATCATTTGCTGTCTGCCCCATTTTGACTATTGATGCTATCTGTTCTTCAGTATAGCCCATTGTTCTAAGCTGTTCCTCATTCAAATCACCAGTAAATTTTGATAACGTCTCTGTTAAAATATCAGACGTCAACCAACCTTTCTGCAAAGTTTCTCTGAATGAGCCTTCATCTTCTATCAGTTCATCAATAGCTATTCCGTGTACTCTTGCTGTTTCTTTTAAAGCATCCTGAAATACCTGACCACCCATACCAGCATTTACAACGGAGTTCCAGTCCTGCAACTTTACTGTTCCTGCTGCTAATGCCTGCGATAACTGATACATTGCTGTACTTGCCTGCTGTGAATTTGAACCGGATACAGCTGCAAGGTTGGCAATACCTTTAATTGCTGAAACGGAAGTATCCAAATCAACACCTGCTGCTGTAAATGTACCAATGTTACGTGTCATCTCCGTAAAATTGTAAATAGTCATATCAGCATAATGGTTCAACTCGTCCAATGCATTATTGACCTGATCAAGCGTAGTGCCCTTTGAAGATGTATTTGCAAGTATAGTCTGAACCGCATTAATCTGTGTTTCATACTCTTGAAAACCGGTTTTAATTGGATCAATCGTAAGTGCTTCGACTATGCGCTTACCAGTTTCAACAGCTGAATTTGTAATATTTGCTAATGTTGTCACAGCCATAACTTCCAAAGCTGAAAACTTAACTTTAACTGCCTCAACAGCATTTGAAAGTGAGGTTACATCGCACTTTTTTGCAGCAGCTGTTATGCTGTCAAAGCCTTTTCCGATTCCGTCAAATTTTAAACTCCGTTTAAGCTCCGAAACCGTAGACAGAGTTGTTTGCACATTTTGTTCGAACTGCTTATTATCGAATTTCATCGACACAACTCGTTCGTCAACTGTTGTACTCATTACTTAGTAACCTCCCTCCAAGCTTCATTGGCTATTTTGTCAAAAATAGGCTGGATAGCAGGGTTGATATAATTGCGTCCCTGCACCCAACCTCCGTTTCTTGTTGCGTGACCATATTGCAGAATTATTGCTATAGGTACTCCATTTTGAACATTTGTGTTATAAAAGCTGATAGTTACACCTTTTTTACGCTGCTCAATTTTGTAATACCATGAATTAGCTGTTTGACCTGTGTCAATAGGAGTTGCGGCGGCTAGGGCTGCCACGCCTTCTCTACCATACTTATCAAGATTACCGACATGAATTCCCTCTTTAGCACGTTCCAGGAATGATGTTAATTTTGAAAAATCACCTTTTTGGCTAAAACTTATCACGCCGCACACCTCCTTATCTTTTACTTATTAGAATCAAAAAAGGCTTCATAGTCTTCCGAAAAACCTTTGACCATGAGAGCCTTATTCATTTCGTTCTTAAGTACATACTGGCTATACCACCAGTTGACCTCTGAAATATCCGGAACTCTTCCGAGTATTCCTCTGAATAACGTAAAGTCGATCCATCTTTTTACGCCTTCTTCTGATTCCTGTAATCGTTTATCGAATTCATACCAGTCGATTTCACCAGTCTTCAACATACGTACATAAGTTTCTGCATCGCCGATTTCACGGCCAAGCAACGTTAGTGCATGACGATTTACTTCGTAAAGTAACTGTTCATCCGTAATCTCCCTGTCCACCATATCACCTCCGTTAAAATAATCACCGGCATCTTCTATTGACTGCTTTTCATCATCGGATTTGTCTTTTTCGATATCAAAGTGATCTACAATATTGAAATATGAATGCCAGTCCGTGACTGTTTGTCCTGTGGTCTCATCTCCGTACCAATGAGAATTCTTATATCCCCCATTAGCTCGTGTGTCCAAATGCACTGAACGTCCCATATATCCGATTCCACCGCATCCGATATCTTGCGCAATGCAACAAATAAGTTCACCAGGTATTGCATCATTTCCAGAATAATAAATAACATCTGCGGCTAATCCATACGAATGCGCATCCGCATCCATTCCGCTTATTCGGTGGCAATAATCTCCAGGTTCGCGATATCCGTCGACTATAACAATCGATGTCGCTTTGCATATTTTTCCGATCCTTTCAAGCATGTCAATTAATTCTGAATCCACCAGAACAACATCACAGTTATTTTTTGATTGGAATTCCTGTAATGTAAAATGTGGTGATAACTGAATATTTCCATTGCTCATGTAATATTTGTTTACCATGTATTTCCTCCACTACTGATTTACCCTTTCGAATTAAATAATTTTCTATTAGCCGCGTTAACAGCTGCGTAATGGGCATATGTATCACGCTTACTTCTTTTTTTAGGGGGTTTATTCTTAACATTACATATCCGAATAAGCATTAGTAAGCGATTCAAATGCCATTTCTGACATTCAAAAGGGATGCCCAGTGATATCATCCAATAATATATAAGTTCTGATGTTAACTGCTCTCTGCTATTACCAGCTCCTTTTTCTTCTTTCACAGTAGAAGCAGTCATAGGTGCCTCAATATATGCTTTTACTTTTGCAATGTCAGCCTCAGTTAAGCGGTTATACACATCTGGATCAACATTTTTAGTAATTGTCATACATCTTATATAATCAATGGTTTCTTCCAAGGACATAGGATTCTTTGATAAGAATACTTTATTCCATTTACTTTCCCATTTTGAAATCGACACCAGAGAATGCTCAAGTTTTAATACCTGTTCTTTGTTCACTTTAATGAATACTTCATTTTCTTCATCCCATATTTCTAATGGTGGTATTGTTAAACTCAGCATACAATTGCCTCTCAATTAACAGGAGCTAATACCGGCTGCACACTACTCGGGCTTTCATTTTCCTTAGTTTTCTTTATTTTCGGGGCAATTCCATTAATGAATTTAGAAGCCGCATCCGAATCTGTTCCCAGTTCCATGAATATATCGCTGTATGCCTGGGTGCTCATGAATTTTTCACGTATTTCGTCATTCTTGACGAAATGTCTTCCATCTGGAGACTTCTCTCCATAAGCTTTGAGAACAAGATCCTTAAATACCTTAATGATCGAAGGTGCATCCTTTGCATCTATTATTCTCTGTACTGATTCTGCTAAACCGCCTTCCGTGCTCATTTCCATCTCAGTAACCTCTGCCTGTGTCAGATTGAACCAAAATGTTTCTGTTCGAGAAACACCATTAAAATCGTCATATGTTTTTGTTATACTTATCATCGTTTTCTCCTTTCAAAAAAAAAAAAAGACCGCCAGCTGTCCTGAATACGGTCTTATAAACTACTTGTGTATCATTAGCCTTCGGTTGTCATAAGCTTTATGACTTCATCTGGAAGTGGAAGACGTGGCGCCACACCATCATCGCCATCGCTTGTGGTTGGATCCTTGCCATACAGTATTTCTTCGAGAGCTGCCAGCTTCTTTGCGTCAACCTTTGTAGAATCAAACTCCAGCAATGAAGTCGGCTTAATCTTCTTTCCATCAACAAGAGTCTTAATTGATACCGGTGTTGTGTTGAATTCCCATGAAAGAGATGCAGGTTCCGGACTATCGTTTACACTCTCATATGTTATCTCTGATGGATTGGCCTGACATCCATAAATAATATGAAGCTTATAACCGTAATCGTTAGACTCTACATCATTACCGATAATTGTCTTGTATGCTAAGCCAAATGGCTTTCTATTCTGCTGACCTGCAAATACTCCAGGGCAAATTTCCTTCGAACCATCGCATTCAGCGAATTCATAAGGTGCGATGTATGCCTCGATAGTACCGGAAAGTTCTTCGGCTGATACAATATTTAAGTATTTAATATTATCTGCATAAATTGCATTCGGTTCTCCCCCAGACGGAGTCTGAGCTATTGAACTTATTCCACTCCATGCGACACCAGTTCCGTATATTCCGCCATCTGTAACCGGATATAGCGCAACCTGACTGACGCCTGTCTCATAAAATCTCTTGCTTATTTCATCCCATGAAAGTCTCTTCTTATTAGATTCTGGCATATGTAAATTTCCTCCTTAATAAAAGATCTCAAAGACAAAATGATTTAGATTGTCTTCGATATAATGTCTGTTAAACCGACTTGTTTCGATAGCTGTCAATGCGTCAACATATTGAGTATCCGGATTACTGTCGATTAATGTTACTGAATATTTTTTCATAAAAAAATAAACCCCGTTATTAGCAAACACATTCTCAATATCATAGAGAGCGTATACAATAGCGGGGTACTTCATTTTGACGGTGGACGGCGATTGAAAATATACCCGGCAATCATTCCCAGTTGTCGGGCATCCTATTATATCGCATAATTTTTCATGCAATTCAAGTCTGCGATTCATTATAAACGCCTCCTACTGTCAATATCAATCTCGGACGCTGACTGGCATCTATGTTGGATATCTTCCACTTAGTACCCATATATTCCACATACTTCATAGAATGGAAGTTCTCATAAGCAAATGGATCGGCAATTATGCTGAATTCATTGGAAATGTTAAGGTTGTCGTTGAGCGAATCTCCAGATTGATATTGTCTTGTATTACGTAATATGTCTCCGTAATAATTACGAGTCACAATAGAATCCTGCCACACACCCGGAGCACTTTCTGTAGTAATTGCAAACCCTATTGTTCCATAAAATTTACTCATTTTGAACTTCCTTTCTATGATTGATCTATCCTGCTAAACCATTGGCATCAGTCTGCTGACCCTTAGTATCTGTGACATCTTCCTCAATAGCAATTGCTGAGTATACTCTTGTAAGAGCTCCGGAACAGCGTGTCTCAAGAAGAGATTTCTCCTGGTTGAAGTCGATATCAAACTGAGTGAAGTGTGTAATTTCACCACCCTTTGTGGCACCAAGAGAATAATCCTGAAGATTAACGATAAGAGCAATAAGCTTCTTTGTCTTACCATTACTTGTCTTTCTGGTCTTATTAGCAAACTGCTCGGCTGTATTAATGCTGCCCACATTTAATGCTGTAGCAAGCTCAGCCTTAGAAGAGTAAATTCTTCTACCATTCAGATCTCTTGCAAGGAGCATTACATTTGCCATATGAGGTGTGCAGTATAAGTCTGGTGTTCCAGTACCCTTATAATTCTCTCTTGCATAGAGCAACGTCTGCACCATTGCCTCGGCATATACGTAGTTATCACCGAAGTTTGCTCCAGTATTTGTTCCCTGAAGTTCGGCCTTCATAGTAGTAATGTCAAGATCCACATGAATTGTATAAAGATCATCATCTGTCCAGATTGGCCTGATATGTTCTGGGAATATCTTATCTTCAGCGCCTTCATCACGACCATCACCAATCATAATTGCCTTAGCAAGCTCCTCGTTAAGGTTCATACGATCAATGCTGTACAGATACGCAACATAATCAAAATCAGTGATGTCGACAATGTCATCTCTGTTAAGAGCATTCTTCACATAAATGGTCTGAGGATCGGTTGTTCTTCTTACAAGATTGAAGTTCCCTGTTAACTTCTTCTGCTTTCCTTTCTGATAACCATGAGCCTTAAGAGCATCAATATTTCTGATATCAGCCTGTGTTGTTCTGATTCTTGACATAGGTGACTTATGTACCTTAGAAATAACCGTAGTAATCCAACCCTGGTCATTAGTAATAAGCTCCGGTGCGCCAGGTCTTACCTCTGCATACTCTGGGAAGAGCTTAGAAATGTCTCCTGTTGCAACACCACTGCTAGTTGCATCGTGCTGAAGTGCATTCTCCTCTGCATACATCTGCAATGCATTCTTAAAAGTACCAACAGTTCTCATCTTTGCTGTTTCAAGAATAGCCACCTGGTCAGCATGAGAAAGTGTGTTATCCTGTGCCTGTGCACCATTCTCAAATACGTTATGTCTCATCGCCATTTTATTATTTCCTCCTTCATTATCATCTGAGTCGTCATTGTTGTTTTCTGGATCTTCTCCAGTCATTGCGCCAATCATGGCATATACAGCTGTCTGCTGCTTTTCAGTAAGAGTTGCCAGCACGTCTTCAACGGTCTCATCATCTTTCGGTGTATTAGCTCCCCCTTCGTCATCCGGTTTGTCATCGGAGTGCATAAATACTGTTACACCCTCGTCATAACATGCGATAATACCAGAACCATCTTCTCCATGAGCAATTACATCATCAATAAAAGCTCCCGGATTTGCTCCGGCAAGCACAAGACTGACCTCTCTGATTAATCCATGAATTACATCGGAACCTTTCTGCATCAACTGATTAGCAAATATTGAAAGCGATCTTACATCACCATGCTGCACCAGTTCTTTTGCAGTCCTACCATTATCCGTATCATTAAATTCGCAATACGCGTATACACCATCCTTACGATTTTCAAGATGAGCTAATCCAAGTACATCATTGACATCATCATGATTGTGATTCCATACTAATGGCACTGTCTGACCATTCTGAGCTTTAAAAGCGTCTTTCTTAATCACACGACCATCACTGCAAGTAAGGTCATTTCGTGTGGCATAACCACCAAAATCATACTTCATTTTGAATTTCTCCTCCTATTTCCTGATATAGTACGATAACGGACGAGACTTCTTCTTCGTAGAACTTGACGACTTCTTTGTGCTGACTTTTCTATTTTCAGATTGAATCTTATCGAACTCGTCCTGGTAAATTTGTTCGTAAGATGAGTCTAAATCTGCTTTGGCACTTTTATATGCTTCTCGTACACGACTAATTGCATCTTTAAGTTCAGAAGTAACTTTTACCCTTTCTGACTTTGCGTTTGCCGTATTTGTTGCCTTGTCCACCTTAGTTTGATTTGATACTATAGACTTTTTATTTGTTGCGTCAGCTCTTGTTTTAGCCTTATCCGTTTTCGCCTCATTACTTATTTTTGCTTTATCCGCTGTTGCATCTCCACGAATTTTTGCAATTTTTTCTTTTCTTTCTGCAATTCGCTCTTCCCGCTCTGCTTTTGATAAACCTGTAGGTATCTCTATCGCCATAAGTCTTTCAATTTCAGCAGACTTTTTAGAATCTATCTGTTTTTTTTGAGAAGTTGCATCTTCATCAATCTTATCCAAATCAGAATCTTTACTATCATCTATATCTCGTTTCTTATTTGAAGCTGATTCAGTCAAAGCTGTATTCAGTTCTTTTAGCCTAGATGTAATTTTTTCTTTGGTTTCATTGGCTTTTGCTCTAAGTTCAGAAATCTTTTTATCTCGCAATTCCTGTTCAGATTTGACCTTTGATGCTTTCTCCTCTTTGATGCTATTTTTTGTATATGCCCAGATTTTCTTTCCATCGTCAGTCAAAGTAGATGTAGAACGCCCTTTCAACTCTCTGGTGCGCATGTAATACTCATGAGCTTTTACCGGGTCATAATACTGTGACGCATAATGCATAAGAACAGCAGTTTTACTTTCACCCATTAAGTTTTACCTCCTTCTTCTGAGCCCGGTATATATCCGCCAACAATAGTATCGATTTCATTAGACAGACTATCTAACAAATCGTTAACCAGATTATCGTATTCACTTGTGTCTGGTGATGTACTATCACCAATTGTTTCCTGCGGAATATTAGCAGATTTAGATTCGCTTAAATTACTATTACGTAATTCATCTGCTTTTGGATCATTAGAAGGTTTCCATCCAATTACCTGACGCATTTCATTTGATGATGCTACTTCATTTCTTGTAAACTTGTCTGTTATCTCAGCAATCTCGCTTATCGGTACAAGTTTGAATGGGTCTCTAAAGAACTTAATTGATTTGTTCTTTGTACGAGCGGTCTTTGTAAGGAACTTACGTTTCATTTCATCAACAATCGCTGACAAAATTGGTTCTATTGTCCTATTGTAGTAATTAAGCATTGTCTTCTCGTCAGCTGTTCCATCTAATATGCTCTGAGTGATACCTAACTGGCTATACAGCATACTCGTCAAATATTCAATCTGCTTCATCAGATTATTCTCAACTGAACGATTTAACTGTGTAACATGCTCCGTTCCATCAATATATGCAATTCCATACTTTGAGCCGGATAACTGTTCTTCTATATCTTTCCTTCGAAGTTCAGCCTGCTTTCTTCTTGCATCTGATTTGATAACATATGGTAGCTGGATAATTAAATCCAATTTTCCGGAACTACTCTGTTCATCAACAGCGTCCAAAAGATTCAACTTTCGAACCAATCTCTGCATTGTGGAATTCGGTTCATTAATAACGGCATAAAGCGGGTTTTCAATAATTGCTACGCTTCTCTTTGGCATAGTAATATTTTGCCTTATGCCTGTCTGTTCGTTATATACCTCCAGCTTTACATGCTGCGGATACCAATCAACCACTTTTCCTACTCGCATTGACGTTATATCAAATCCATTAGATATATCTGGGTCAATTGTAGTGTCAACAGGTACTATAGCTACAACACCTTCGTCCATCATTGACATAACTACATCCTGTATGAATGCTCTTCCTGTCTGGTCAAGATTTGCCTCTAATGATAAGCAATCATTAAGTCCAGATTTTATAACATTTAAAAACCGCCCTTCATCATCCAACTGAACATGCTGAATGTTAATGGCGGCTACATCTAAAGCTATTCGATTGTAAACAGAGGTTACGATAGAACGCTCATTTCCTCTTGTGAGTCTAAATCTGTCTGGTCGATATGCATATCCTCCACCTATACCATACTGATAATTGGCAGTGGGGGCTCGATTCAGAAATGCATTCCAGGCGTGTTTCAGTCTGGAGCCAACTGTTAATTCCATTTTGAATTTTTCCTCCTTATTCAAACATATCTCGATTGAGCTTATATGCGACATAGGCATCCATCATAGCTGCCACTGCATCAATTTTCTGATCATATCTTTTCTTTAACAATTTACGGTTTCCGTTAGTATCCTCTAAAGTAATACAGTTTCCCATCGTAAATGTCATAAGCTCTTCATCGAACAGAAGCATTCTATCTTCTGACAATTTCTTTAATTCTCCAAGTGGAACTGATTCTGTCTTAGCTCCCTGGATTACTTTTTCTACACCAAATACACCATTTTCCTGTGTCCAACGTTCTACGAAATCTTTTGCGTTATATGGGTCGTACCCAAAACACCTTACATCGTAACCACTTTCAATAATGTGGTTATCCAAATCTTCATATACATCCATCATATCTAGAACAGTTCCTTCCATAACAATAAGACTACCTTCTTTAATGAACTCTTCATACTTCAATCTCATTGCAGACTGTAATTTCATTAATGTTCTCTGTGTTATGTAATTTCGTGTCTTTACACCAAATGCACCATTAGATAATGGAAACAGAAACGTAAATGCACAGAAGTCATCTCCCTGTGATAAATCTCCACCTAAAGAGCATGGCAACTGCCAAAAATCTCTTTTTCTATGTGGCAGAGTTTCTTCATATGTGAAGTAATATGTATAACCTTCCATCGGCAGACCAAATCGTTTTGCAAGTATATCATTTCTTGCCGCTGGGGCTTTCTCTGCTCTTTCAACATCAAGCTGATATGTTTCAAAGCGGACTGTCTTTCCTAAGTTTGGATTAGCCTTCAACCACATATCTGGATTTGAAACTTCTTCGACAGAATCAAGTTTGTACCACCAGATAGAAACATGAGGGTTAATATATTCACCTTTTAGGATGTCCTGCAATTCCATTTTGATTGTATCGCCAGCTCCGTTACGGACTGTACCTTCAGAGCTAATAGCAACAATCAAATAATCGTCTACCTTTGACGCACCCTGCTCAATAGCACCGATTACATCTTCTCTGATATCTCCGGATAACCATTCATCAACAGTTGCAACCTTGAGCTGCAATCCCTGTAACTTATCTATCCTCATCGGACGTATTTCCAATAACGAACCGGTAAGAAAATTTTCTATTCCTTTCTTGGTCGGTGCCAATTTAACTCTATTGGCTTTTGAACCGCTGGTGTTCATTATTGAGCCATCTGTAAGAAATTTATAGAATGGTCCTCTTGAACGCGTAATAGCTGTACGAATAGGTGATAAGACTTCTTCTGCCTGTTTCATTGTTGGTGCGGTTGTAATCTGGTGTGTTGTCGTGATATCGACATTGAGAAAATAATTCTGTAAACAAGAAGCATACATAGATTTTGCGGCACCTCGTGCTACTATGAGGTACTGCTTGTTAATAAGCCTCTTTCTGATATGCTTTTTAACATAATGCCCGCCATGACCATCTTCCGACGGTTCATAGACACTTCTTTCAACAAAATAATACCAACCAAAAATTTGTTCAGACCATACTTTAAATGAATCAAGAAGATTCAGATCAGAACCATCGGTAAGCGTTAATTCATTTTCGCAGTATAAGATAAATCCTTCAACTGCCTTATCATCGTAATATACTCCAGGATTCGCAATAAGGTCATCAATACGGTTCATCTCCATAGAGATTTCCTTATTTACTGGTATCTCACCTCGAATAACGGCATCACGAAACATGCCGTAATATTTCGGGACGGCTGTGTTTGATAATGCCATATTGTATATTCCTTTCGATTAGTTAATCGTCGTCATCTTTATCATCAGACGACACCTTCCAGAATTTTCCGATTTTCTTGTTATCATTTGCCTGGAATATTTTTGCACTTTCTTCCCTTCCTACTGCTGAATCAAGAGCCTTTTTGGTTTGGTTCATGATAACACCGGTAACAACCGCTTTTGCTGCTTTCTTAGGTGCTTCTTTGATTGCTTCTTCTGCTCCCTCCTTAACACCTTTCACCGCATTCTTAACATATTCCTTGCCCTTATCAGCTGCTTTCTGACTAAGATCTTTCATCTTCACTCCTCTAAATTTTGACATTGCCTGTCCAATTTTTTCAGGATTCTTATGAACGTAATATGCTGCCGCAGCGATTGTTGCTGTGCTTACTGCCGCCACTGCAATCTTTTTCTTTGTATTCGATGATATAGTTTTCTTTTCTCCGCTACCATAAGATTGTCTTTTCCTTCCAGCAGAAGTTAAAGAACCATCTTTGTACTGATAACGACGCACTCCCCATTTCATTCCTTTAATTCCATGGTGCTCTAATTCATTATTCATTTTGATTATTCACCCCCTTAGTATTTACAAATGAAAAGAGACCATGTTTCCATAGTCCCTCGTCATAATCGAATATTTACTTTAACACTTTTAATTCATCCAATATGTCTGCTAAACGTTCTCCATTTTTCTTTCTCTTATCAATTTGTACCCATTCAGCGTTAGTTAATTCTCGTCTCAATCTCCAATAATGTCCTAATGATCTGTCATAGCAATACAAATCCTTTAAATCCTGCTCTTTGTGTAAGTTTACATGTTTACTTACAGCCTTAATCCCAGCTGTTGTACAAGCTAGTAAACTTGGACCTACAAGCAGAACAACTTCTTTGTTATTACTAATCCAATTAGTAACACTATTAATCTTGTTCTGAATTTTTGCTTTTTGCTGACGTTTCTTCTCCTCTTTTTTGAAATCAATAATTTCGACCTTATTCTTATTAAACATAATGTTAATCTCCTTTCATGAGTTAAAGTTGTCTTTTTTCTTTCCATAATAGGAGATGTTTTTATTGCGAATAAGAAAAATGAAAAGAAAAGGGTTACGAGGAGCATCGAACTCTCATAACGGCGGTAGAATTTAATCTACTACATTCGTGTCACGCCACTTCCTTTTCTCTCATAATAGGATATGTGATTTTTGCGAAGATTATATCGACATTATATGTCATTTGCCATACTATATAGTGAACAAAGAGAAAGAGCCTCTGTTTATGCTAAGGCTCTTTTCAGTTCTTCTGGAGATATTGATGTTCCATTTTCTTCAACTACAAATCCCAATGACGTATAATACCCCCATTCCACTGTCTTAGTATTCTTATTTATCATATAGACAGTGTTATCATATCTATCATCCGTTTTTAGTTTAAACAAATAATAGTCATTCCAAACTCGTGCCCATGCAATTTCTTTTTTTAATAACTCTGATAGCGGAGTTCGATTTGTATCATATACATCAAAACTATAATTAATGTCTCTGATTTTTGTTTTTATTTCTCGTCCCATCAAAAGTTCCTCCTTTCATTAAAGTCGTTGATTTTCTTGCGATTATTGTACAACTTTCTTAATTGCATCTGCGATAACTTCTGCATTATCTAATCTTGCTAAGGTAAGACCGCCATTAGTGTCTATTTTTTGATTCCACCAAATATCAATAAGTTTCTCATCGTTTATCGGCGATTTTACATCCTGTCCGTCAAAGAATTTTACAACACCATCTTTAATAGACCAGTTGAATGCGTGACCGCCACCACCCTTAAACTGTACATCACATACACCGGAAGCATTTTGACCAAATTTGTTGATGAGCATTTCTGAAGCATCTTTTGTAGACTTTCCAAACTTAACTGCTGAACCATCAACAACTTTAGCTCCATTAAAGCAATTATCAATAACACCACCAAGATTCTGTGGCTTTCCACCGGTATCTCTTGCTATTACATCGTAGCCAATAGAACGAAGATATGATGTTACACTACAATAGGTACAGTTATTATTGTACAAGCTCTTACCTCGATTAGGATTAGCATTCTTTATGGTATCTGATATAGCTTCTTTTGAAGACATTCTCTTAAATCCAGAAGTTGTCTTTATGACAGATTTAGAAGCATTCCTTAAATCGTCAATTTTTGCTTTATTTACATCTCCGGATTTCTTGCTGTTAAGAAACTCATCTACTTTCTTTTTGCCAGATTCAACATACTTATCAAGTTTTCCAGACTTTGTGAGCTTGTATCCACCATATGCAGCGAGTGCAGTGGCTGTTACAGCTATTCCAATTTTTATAGCTTTCTTCTGTTTATCAGACAGTCCCCTCTTATCAGTCTTGGAATCTTGACTGTCATTAGTATGTTTTGATAATGAAGATTTGTCAAGACTTTTTCTCCAACCAGCTTTCTTTTCTGATGCTGAATGGTCTGAACTTCCAATCGGATACGGTGGGCCATTCTTCTTTCCCCATTTCATTCCAAGGATGCCGTGGTGATAAAGCGATGTATCAGATTTAGTCTGAATTGCTGTTACCATCTTCCGTCACCTCCTGGTTTTCAGCCATTGTTTTTAACCTCCACTCATATTCGTTTGCTTGAGCTTTATAACATTCTAATACAGCAGAGCTATTTGGCGGATCGAACAGCAATCTCACTTTTAATACCATGTAAGATTTTACAAGCTGATAAAAACTCATATCATGAATAAAATCAGTCCAAATCGCAGTTTTATCTTCAATCATAAATCCATTAACTGGGCCTACTCCAATCTGTGTCAAAATTGTAAATACAGAATTAATGTGTATAATAATATCCACATCAAATACATCATACTCTTCTGACAAACCTAACATTTTCTTCACAGATGTTAATATGCTGTCATTCTTTTCTGCTGCCATATAGTTACTCCTTTTCAGGATAAGTAATAACTCTGATAAAATCAGCCATACAATAACCACATCCTGTTTCGGTATGAACAGGATAGAAACCGTCAATTATGTCATCAGTAACAAGCTCAACCATTGTACCGACCGGAATTGTTCCTATAACATCGGCCTCTTTGTTTGCTTCTTTTCGAATTCTCAGATGTCCACATCTTTCAACAATGCCGAGAATTTTAATATTTTCATTCGGCGTATTAGTATCTATTGACTCTACTGATGGCATGACATCAGATGCTGGTCTCATTCGCTGATTTTCTTTTCTTACCTTACTCATAAATAACCTCCTTCTAATGCCTCCATGGACATGTATCATTCTTCTTTCTATCTACGGGCGCATGTGGTAATGAGCTTGAATCTCCATAATGTATAGCATTGTGAGTACTCAATACAGTTGATATCAAATACTCTGGATTGAGAATATCATCATTTCTATTTACGATGTCTTCTGGTGTAATTGGATTCATATGGTGAATGATAATATTCCCTTGAATTTCATATCCATCGCAAGCCAAATCGCATCCCTTATCTCTGACAATTATTTCATTCCTAAGCCTTTTCCACTCTTTTGAATTATAAAAAATCTGATTCAAATATCTGTCAAAACCAAATGTATCTACTCCAACCGAACCATCTAATTTCAAATATTCAAACCTTTCATGAAATGTATGCAAACGGATAAGCTCTGTATATGTTTTAGTCATCCCACTCATATTCATTATTCTCCTTTTGCATATCTTGCCCGCTATACCCTCTGAAAGCATTAAGAGCATTCTCATATAATTCTTCTGCATGTTCCATAGATTGAATATTCTTTGTTTTTGCCTCAACTAAGGCTAACTCTTTTTTAGTTCGCTCTAATTCAAGTTCTGCCTGTTTTGTTCCGAGTTTCAAATAATGAACAATAATCTGCGATGGTGCCTTACCAGACCTCATTAAATCCTCAGCACAATCGGTTGCAAGAGAAATCATTTGTTTCTGTCTTGCTTCTGGTGTAATTGCTGGTCGCATTCGCTGATTGGCAGTATCCGGAGATGAGTCTGGCTTAACTTTCCTCATAGTTACCGCCTCCTTTTAAGTAATTTCTGCACACTTTATATATAATTTCAGCAGGGTTTAGAAGAGTTTACAGAGACTATTACCCTACTCTTGTATATGAAAGGAGATAACCTTTGAAGATGAGCCAGCCACCGCTCAGTAATAATCCTATAAACTCTTCTAAATCCTGCTGATATATCAGAGCATTTCTCAAAATTTTCCCTCTGGGGAAAAAATAAAGACCGCCGCGATATGGGTGGGGGTATGTTTTTCGGACACCCCCCTATACCCTTTAAGCAGTCTGCTTTTTTTTAACTTTCTTGTATATGTTCCTGAAATCATATTTGATAATTTCATCTATCGCTCTTTCAATCTCTTCATCATTCTCTTCGTCGGATAGCTCATCTGATGTCCTTGCAATACGACCAAGATACGATGTTGAGTGATAACCTTTTTCCTCATCATATAGCATCCATTCGGTGAACTGGTCGAACGGATTATAAGGATTATCAATTGTAGTTAATGCGCACTTAGTTACACCCATTCTTTATGTTCACTCCCTTCTATTCAGATACTTAGATACGGTTGAAGCAGATACTCCTAAAGCTTCTGCTATTTCAGATGTGCTGTAACCAGATGCAGAAAGAGCTGATATTCTATTCTGCTTGGCTGTACTGAGCGATGTTGTGGCACGAGGAGTAGCCTTTTGTCTGACAACATCAATGTTAGTATTGTTAAGTATTTGTATCAGTTTACTTTCACTGATGGCACCAGCCTGTATAGCTTCCCATTCTTTATCTGTTATGTCTATAGAAGTTCTCTTAGCTCCTACAGAATTACGGGCTTTCGAAAGAGCCTGTTGACTTACCTTCTTAATCTCAGCCTTTGTCATGTCTGGATTATCTCGTTTCTTAGATTTAACTTCAGCATTAGCAATAGTCTGAGCTTGCCTTTCACGTGGAGCATTCATCAATGCAACATTTAATTTTCCCATAAGAGAGTCTACTTCGGGCTGATAAGTTGCTTTTGCAGAAGCAGAATAGGCAATCTTTCCGGTATTAATCATTTCTCTTCTTGCCTGATTTGCTAAAGACTTCATAGAATTTGCATATTTTGCATATGCTTCTTCCTGTGGAGTGCCAGATGATAATTCCCTAGCATCCTTAACTTCAGCCATCTTTGTACTCTTCTGAGTACTAACTTTTATTTTTCCATCTTTATCAGTGTATGACTCGTTAACTTCTTTGTAACTGAGAGACCCGTCTTCATTAATGACGGGGGATCCTTTTCTCTTTAATACAGAAGTTTCAGACTTTGCTCTTGAAATAAGAGTAGATGCGCCTTCATGATAGCGGCCATTCGAATCTATTGTACCTTGGTATTTTTTTTTCAAAGTTGCAATGTCGTTATCTATTTCGCTCTGTTTATAGTCAAGCTTATGCTTTTCGGCATCGATAACAACCATACTATGACGGACAGCTTTCGCTAATTCTGGTTCAGTAGCCCCTTTCAAAGTCATATCTGTAATTAGGTTGGAAATCTTGCCCATTTCTGTCTGAGTATTTGTCATTCTCTGATATGTTCTTCCATTCCTTGAATAATACTCCTTGCCCTTAGAATCTACTTTTACTGGTTTACTAGAATCTGGACCATACGAATCCTTAGTATCAAAATCTTCAAGTCCTTTTAATGGATGTGTGGAAGTAATCTTAACTTTACTCGTTGACGAATTGCAAGGTATTACCATTACAGTATCGCCATCGAAATCTGCTCCAGATAGTCTATCAGCATTCTTTTTATTAATACCAATGGCATCAGCTGGAGTAGTGCCAAGAACACTCTTTCCTTCAGCCAATTTATTATTTACTTTCAAAATTGGTATCTCGAAAGTTCCTCCATGAGGGTAACGAATTAACGCAACTGTTTCGCCATCTTTATAGTTAGGTGCGTAAACTTCATTATCCTTAATAGTTGTCAACGGGAGTATTACCTGATACTTCTGTCTTGGTAATGATGCTGCCTGTAAATGTACAGCTGCCGAATCGCAGTCATCAGCAAATGATTTCAATAAAGTTTTCTTTACTGTAGGATTGGTCAATGAACAAATCTCATCAAATTCTGACTGCTTATCTGCTGTTGCAAGACCTAGCTGTTTTTTAATAAGGGACAAGCTCTGTTTAGACAAGAACTGAGATGGAAGTGTTTTACTCCATTCTCCCCAGTCACCTTCTTCAGCTCTCTTATTAATTAAAGATAAGCTCTGTTTCTTTCCAGTTACAGGGTCTGTATACTTTCCTTTTGGGTCATCGTAATAACTTTGACCACCATGCTCCTTTATCAAAGAGCCAAAAGGATTATCCGGATCATTTTTAATATCCTTAAGGACTTCCATTTTAGGAACTGACTTTGATTTATTTGTATTGAAAATAACATCAACGCCATCTGGCATATCATCAGCATAGACGGCCATTCCTTTCAGATATTTCTTTCCATCTACCATTATTCGAACCTGCGCATAATGCGAATCTCCTAATGATAAATCTGGAACTCCTCTACGAAGTTCTATAACACCATCTTTATTAATACCACCATCTTCCTTATATCTGATAGCAAGACGATTAGAGTCCATACTGGAAGGATATTCGAAACCTTTTCTAAAAGACTCGCCGCCATCATAAGAAATGTAGTCCTTTACAGAATGCACATCGCCGTAGTTGTAAACTTCCTTATGCTCTGTTCCAGGTGGACAGATTACCTTTATATTTGTCTGCTTACCGGGATTTGTGACCTGTGGAACTCCACCTCCATAAATCGGATAACCTTCCATTTCCAAAATATAAAGAGCCTGGTTAAGTTTCTCTTTCGATACTCCAAGTTCTCTTTCAACTCCGGTACCGACATCAATCATACCTTTTTCATCAATAAGTTTTCTAAGAACATCAGCAGTGGCTTTCGCCTGGTTCATTCTGGCTTCTGAATTTTCATTCAATAAAGACCTTACAGATGAGTCATTTGCAAATCCCATCTTGTCAGCGATTTCATTCAAACTGTAACCTTTTTCTCTAAGGTCTTTGGCTGTTGCAACCTGCACTGCTCTTCTTTCATCTTTAGCAAGACTCATTTGTGTTCTAAGCTGAGTTGTTGTAAGCCCCATAGTCTTAGCAATATCGGTTTCACTCATACCAGACTTTTTCAAAGACTGCACACGGCTCAAAAAATCTCCACTGTGCTGATAAGGGTTATCTCCAGAACCCCATGGATATCGACCAGATCTTCTGGCAACTCCGTAATGCATAAGCATATCATCTGAAATCTGAGATAATACTTTAGCTATTCGATTCATCGATTAACCCTCCTGTTCTTTTATTTTTCTTATAACCTTATCAAAGGTAATGATCTTATCCATAATTGGGACGATATCTTCCGCTGTTGGATTATGATACAGAACTTCGTTGTTCTGATAAATTCTTAATTCCATATTGATATCAGCAGGTTTTATTTTATACTCTAAACAAAAAAGAGCGGCATAAATCATAAGCTGCTCCATGTGCGCCGGAATTACTCCTGTTTTTAAATCATGAATTCTGAGTAATCCCGATCTGTATGAAATTGAATCAGCTGTTCCAAAACAGTTTTCAGAATAGAATAACGGCTGTTCCGGTGTCATCTTATAACCAATAGCGTCATTAACGTACATATTCAGAGTTTTTTGCGATTTTGGTAATTTCTGCCCCAAAGATATACACTGTGCCGCAAATGCATGTACCACAGTTCCTTTCTGAGTAGCAAGAAATTTTGAATAGGCATCGGCAACTTTATCTTCGCTGTAATTAATCCAATGATATTTACTAGCTCCGAGAAAAGCGTGCTGCCCCTCAAGATTGGAATGATTGTTGAAGTTCATATAGCACTTCCTCCTTGTTCTCTGGACAAATAAAACGTGAAAATGACATCTTATTCATTTGCTCCACATAATATTCCTGATTAGGCTGTTTATCAGCCGAAGCGCTTTTCTTACATTCCAAAGAAGCCCACTTATCATTGTAAAGAATTAGCAGGTCTGGAATACCTTGAATATAACCCGCGTCATTCTTCATAACGATACATCCAGGAAAGAGTTTCTTAAGCTCTTTAATTAAATTAGCCTGAAATTTGTTTTCTAACATTTTGTAAGCTCCTTTCGCAAATATCAAAAGAGAAAGTGAATGCTGTTAAAAATGCATATTTTACCTCTCTCCTCATAAAAGGGAATGTATTTTTCGCGCGCAAAAAAGAGCATAAAAAACAGAGACACAATTAAGCATCTCTGTCTCCAAAAATATATTTAGCTGTTATTCCTTAGATACCTTGTCAGTATCCATATCAACCAAAGACCTCCTGTACAAATTGTCAGCACCAAATCCAAAATTAATCCAGCGGTACTGCGCTTCTTTTTTATTCTTGCTCATCGTTAGAATCTCCTTTCTTAAATACTTGACTGATTGTGTTTCTTGCCTTATCAGCTACTTCTGAAACTTTTTCTTTTCTGTGGTCTCTACGTTCCTGTTTCTCTATTGCTTTCTTTTCCTTAAGTTCAGCTTTGGCTTTCTCTTCATCTTCAAAAATTTTTATACTGGCATCAATCACTTCTTGAGTTATGTATTTTAAATATACGGTTGTGCCTGTATTTACCGATGCACCTTGCTTAGGACTTGAAGTAATAACTTGGAAATCAAAACAATCCTTATATTTCTTATCTGCATCTTTAATAACCATCTTACTTTCAGAATATTTTAATCCACTATCAGAAAGTAATGTTTTTGCCTGTTCCAAATCTATCGGAAAATCTTTACGATATAAATCCGGAATTATAACTTTAGTGACAGCTTTATCAGATGTATCTTTAGATTTATCCATCGCTTTTTCTACCATTGGGGTTGCTGCTTGAACTAACCCTGCTACAGCTCCTATTGCTCCAAGAACGCCAGCATAGTTTTTGTTTGATTTATTATTAGACCCCATAACACTTGCTCCTCCATATCTAAAATATCAATATGATTGTTTTTATTATATCATAGCTGAAACTAAATTTA